TTACTTTTTCGAGAAAAGAGCCGATGAACACGTCGTAAGAAACGCTCATACGAAACCCTCCTATCTTTCAATCAGCTCAACTCCAAGAGACTCCTCTAATGCGGCAATCGCTTTATTGGAATCAATCGCCCCCTCAGCGATCAGAACTCTGGCACGGTAGGCTACAGATTTCTTCTGACCGTCAGACATTCCTCCGATAATCTGAGAGATAGTTTCAGCATCTTTCTGGAAAATCTCGTCGAAATCTTCAATGCGTACTGCATTTCGATAGAATCGCTGTACGCCAAGATAATCTACGATCCAGTCCTCATCGAACATAAACCAGTTGTTTTCAAAGAATTTCTTATAAGAGTTCTTTGCGTTTTTCAGCTCTCTGAGTTCCATTTCCTGTTCAGCTCCGAACTGATCCCACACAAATCGTTCTCCTGTATGCTTGCTAACATATACCAGTCGTCCCTGAAAACCATTGCGAACAGTTACATACTGTTCAGGGTCAATATCTTTTGGAACAATAGGTTTTACAGTTTTTTCAGCAGCTTTTCTAGTCCGAGTTTTTCTCTTTGGAGTTTCGGCAGCTACGGATTCTGTAACTGCATTCTGTTCCACAACCTGAGTTTCAGTTTTAACTTCCATAATTACTCCTTCCGTTCATAAACGGGAGCCATTACAGCTCCCGTTGCATTCTTATTTCGATTACGCATTCATTTCGTAACGACCAACACCAGCGTTACCACCAGCCAGGACGATACCCATTCCGTACTTCTCGCCGTACAGGTATTCCTGTGTGAAGTCTGCGTTGCTCATCGGGTCGCCCATGAGAACGATAGGACTTCCTTCGTATACGACTTTAATCGGCTTGTCATCACCAGCGATGATAGTGATAACATCGTCATCGAATACGAACTCAGTAGAACCTACTTTATGGCGCTGTGGAGCAGCTACTACAGGAGTTCCGTAGAACTTGCCATAGTATCCCATATTGTAGAGATCGTCTTTAGCACCATCGTTCTGGATAGAAGCTTTCAGCTTACGCAGTGCTTTCTTTGTGCCGATGATTGTAGCCTGCTGTCCGTTAGCAGCTGCTTCAACATGAGAAATCAGGTCTAACAGCTCATCCTCGTCGTATGCACCTGCAACCGGGAAGTATGTAGTACCGCCGAACTGGTCAGCAGTAGCACCACTCCACAGAGTGTAGATATCATTCAGAAGTTTCTGACGGAAGGACTCAGATACTTTGTTGATAAAGTCGTTGAAATCAACGCGACCTGCAAGTACACGGTTCAGTTCCTCGTAAATTCTGACTGTCTTGAGAGAAGTCGGAATAGATGCCTCAGATACACCGCCGAGTCTCTGACGTCTGATACCCTGAGTACCATCAGCTGCTTCAGAAACTACAAACAGGTTTCTATCCTCAACGAGGAAGATGTTCTTGTCACCTTCAGGAACATTACGGAAATCAACCAGAGCATTGAAATATTCGTCGCCCTGAAGACCCTCAACAACAGTTCTGCTCAGTGTCTCCTCCAGAAGAGAGAACAGACCTGCACATTTACCGTCTCTGATTTTCTTGTAATCCAGAACGGTGCTTCCGCCATTAGCCTCGATCAGAGCCTGTCTAAGCAGCTCCTGAGACTGACCTACGGAATATTTTTCAACCTTGCCTTTGTAACCATCAACAGCAAGTTTTACAATATCTTTAATTTCAGCCATTATAAAAATCCTCCTTGTAAATTATTTAGTTAGCATGACTGACGATTTTTTTAGTCAATCTTGATAACGTAGTATGTATATCGACCAGCAATCTCAACATCGATAATCTTTCCAACAGTTGTCGCACCGGAAGTTGCGGATGCTGCAACATTCAGTTTTGTACCAGCTGCAAGCTCTACGATATTTCCCTTTGCAGGAGATGCGAGACCCGTCAGAGCTTCTTTAGTTACAGAGAACATATTTCCAGAATGGAGTCTATATCCTCTACAAGCCTTACCAGCCGGGTTGATGAATTCATCCAGGTTGCGGAGTCTTTCATCATACGGTACTTCAGGAGCAGCGATCAGTACGACCTCTCGAATAGGTGTATCTTTTGCGACATCTTCTCCGAGGAATACCTCGCGCTCACCGTCCATAAGCTCAGAAGCTTTCAGGACACTTCCGTTTTCAATTTCGGTAGCAGTAGTTTTAGCTGTACCCATGTATTTAACAGACACCAGTTCACTACGAACATCAGTACCAGTCATGTTGTCTGTTCTAACAACGCCATATTTAGCCATAAATTTTTACCTCCTTATTCTTTAGCAGAGAAGCCATACTCCTCAAAAAGACCGCCATAAGGCTGGTCTGCCTTGTTATTTTCTGGTGTTTCAATAGGCAGTTTAGGAGCCTTCTGACTGAAATTCATTTTAGTCTGTACTCCATGTCTACCACGAATTGCATAACATTTCTCCTCAAGAGCATCCAGTTCAAACTTCATGCAGTCAGCATCACAATCTGTCTTCAGATTTTCAAATGCTTCTACACCTACAAGATCTTCAAACTTAGCGAATACTTCTGCAATTTCGGATTTACGAGCTTTCTCCATAGCAGCTGTTTCTGTATCAGCTTTAAACTTACGAAGCTCCTCAAGCTCTGCCTCCATAGAAGTAATCGTTTCAGATGCGTTCTGGTATTTTGCTTCAAATTCAGCAGAAGCAGCAGACTTGTCGGTAATTACCTGTTCCATCTGCTCGAATACCTGTGCAATAGGAGAAACCTGCTCGCCCTCATCAAAGTCAGCGATTACATATTTCTTACGCTTTTTGTTCTCAAAATCGATTTCAATACTGTCTCCGTTTGTCTTGTAAGAGAATCCATAGAGCAGCCAATCGGTTCTGTCCCAGCAGTAAACTTCCATAGCGTCAAAGTCACAATCTACAAAGAAATAGCGACTACATTCGCCCCATTCACACTGGGTTTTCTCTGCATCGAGTGCTCGCATGATTTCATCAACGACGTTACTTGTAAGGGCGAATTTATTTTTATCTGTATCAACCTCTGGGTCAGACTTTTTGTCAGCCTCTGTGATTGCTTTGAATTTTTCTTCAAGCTCCTCAACAGTAAAATCATCAATGGAGAAATCAAGAGTATTAACATCAATGCCATACTTTTCAATTAAATTCTGTTTATCCAATCCTTTACTTCCTCCTTCCATTGAGTATTTGTATGAGTGTATATTGCCAGTCTCATCAGAGACAGTGACATCTTTTAAACTATCCTTTAGCTCAAGCATCATCTTAGAAAATTCCTGTTTGAAATCCTGTTTTGAAAATGCAAGAGATGCAGATTCATAGCACGGTTCAACACCGATCAATGCAAATGCTGTAAACTCGAAATCCTTAATACAGTAAATCCCATTGATGGTTTCACCATCCTTGACGGTAATTTCCATGCTTTGAGCTGTAATTCCATCTTTTTTGATTTTTCTGTAAGCCTCCTGGCGCTTCCATATCAGAACCTCGGCGCACAGATACTCGTTTACAGTACCGTCATCTTCCTCGACAGTTTCCCAGTATACTTTTGCTGTCTGTGGAACTACGCCAATAGGCTGAGTTAGATTCACAAGAATCAAACTGCCGTCATCCTTGCGGACAAGTTCCATGTCATGACCACCGAGAGTATCAGTCTCTCTGTCGTAATTGCATACAACCGGGCAGTTGTAAATCGTTTTGATGCAACTTTCAAATACATCTTTGGAAATAGAACTGCCATTTCGGTTATTTCCTGTATATGCAATGCGAAGAATCCCGGAATCAAAAGAAGAGTTAATCTCGCATAAATCGGTTAAAGATGATGCGTATGTAAGATTTAAAATCTCTGTTTTCATCTATAACCTCCGTAATACAAAGACCCGCATGGTTACTCATGCGGGCTAAAAAGTTAAAATGTCTGAAAGAGCAAATGTTCCGTCATTCATGGAGAAACACAATTCCTCTTTATTTTTAAATACATACATTTTTTTTGTGTTGTCTGCTTTCAGTAATGTATATCCCTGAGAGAGAAGTATGTCTCTATCTGATTCACTAAAAGCATATATGAATTTTTTCATGAATCATCACCGCCTATCCCCAATCAGAACTCTGCTCGGCGGATTGTTCTCCACTATCCGTCAAATCCGTTTCATCTGACTGTGGTCTGCCGCCTTCATCAGTTGGAGCATTACTGTCCGTAGATGTGGTATTGCCACTCATCTGAGTAGAACTCTGAATTGGTCTAAACATATCTTGCAGACCCATGACCTCTGTTTCAAGGAAACTCATAGCATCAAGTTCTGCCTGTCCAAGTCCCTGAGACGCTGCATACATTGCAATCGTAGGAAGCCCGTATGAAGCAGCTTTGAGATATGCATCACCCATTTCTTTTCGGTTGTACGGAGATACATCCAGAAAAGTGACTTTAAAATTCTTTCCATAGCTCTGAGCCTGTATAAATCTGTTCACAGCGTCTTCAATGCTTCGCACAATGCCGAATGTGAGACTTTGGTCGGCTTTTATTGATAATGAAAGAGCATTAGCAGATGCCTTTTCATTATTAAACAGAAGCGAAGATACGCCAGCGGATGTGAAAATATTCTGCTCTGCATCTGCTATTGTATTTGTATCACCAGTATTAGACTTCTCAAAGCCGATCTTCGTAATAGGCATCGGAGTAAGGATGGAACCAACTTCTTCAGGAAGGACAGAATCTAAGTTCTGCCAGAATTCTTTTGCCTTATTCAGATCAATACCCCAGTTGCCATCTTTATCCATAGGAAGAGCCATTACAAGCATTGCATAATTTTCCAATGCTGTTTTGGTTAATTTCAGCTGCTTATAATCTTCAAGGTCATACAATTCTCTTAATATACCGATGAACGGTGGTAGAGAATACGCCAGGATATCATTATTAACCTTAATTGCAAATGAAGTTGGAGAATCCAATTCAAGCCATCTTGATGTACGCTGTTTCTGGTAAACAGCGTATTTTGTCTTAAATTCCTGCGGATAAAACTCCAATAAAGCACTGTGAGAATCGAAGTATGAGAAGTCAAAGGATACATTCAATACATTTCCTTCGATTGTGGATATAGCACAATAATCACTAGGCAGCTGTTGGATAGTGATATTATCATTTGTCACCCACATAGTTCCGTAGAATG